ACCTGTAGAACAGAATCCCATGCTGAATAGGTTTTTTGAGCAATTCGGAAGGTATCTTCTGTTGCCTTGTTTAACTCAACTTGGTTGTTAGTTACTAATTTGAGACGGTTTTGAAGACTAGTGTAAGTGTCCATCTTAGAAATGGCGGCACTTACAGTAACCAATCCAGCCATATATCCAGCAAGTTGACGTGTAGCAACAGATAACGCATCCATTGATTTGGTGGCAAAGTCACCTTTACGCTCAATGCTATCCAATTCATTGCCTAGATTTCGTGCATTACGTTCAGCATTTTGCGAATCAATAACAATAACCAAACGGGATTCTTGTGCCATCTTTACTTTCCTCTAGGCAATAAAAAACCCGCTTTCGCGGGCTTTAATTAATTAGGTGTTATCTTAGGTTTTTTTCACAGTATGGAGATGCATTACTTAAGGATGGATCGGGAATATAAGTATACGTTGCTCCAACATAGTAATTAGCTCTTAACTCAAGCTTTGTACTAGTTTGCAATTTTATTGTTTGTTTCAAGCCAGATTGTAGAATAACTTCTGAGCCATTAATTTTTAGCTTCTCAAGTGAGTCATTGCCACCCCAGCTTGAACACATCAATCCAGTGCCATCCTTTTTAAATGCATATGTAACTGTGTACGGACCATTTACACCAGTCCAGAATCCATTTAACTCTGTTGATGTAGGTGTTGTTGCCATGTACTGATTATTTGTCATGTCAGAAGTTGCAGCGCAACCCGTAAGAGTAATAACCAAACTCATTAAAATAATTTTTTTCATATTCACAGCCTTGTTAAAATCAATATTAAGCAAACTTTAATCAATAATTTATTTTATTTATACATTTCTGAACAGCCAATATAATACTTGGCAGTAAATTCGTTAAGTTGTTCTTCTTTCACAGACGGGGTTGAGTAATTTGGTTGCGAATAAGCATCTTTAACAATCAATCTGATTATTTCTGCTCTTTGCTCATCTTTAATTATTGTGTTTACTGTTTCCAGACTAGAAAGAATAGGAACACCATTTTGTTTAGATGTCATAAAAGTTTGGGCTAGCTTAGCTAAATTTACACAATTTTCTTCATGCTGTTCTTTAGCTGATTTTTTATTAGGTGCAGAAAATACTGAGGTTGTAATAAATACAACTGAAATAAATAAAATAAAATTTTTCATGAAATACCCCTATGTTTAGGGGTAATTTAACAAACTGATCATTAAATGTCACATAAAGAAAAACCCGCACTTGGCGGGTTCTTAATTCTTTTAAGCTTGCATCTCGTCTTCTTCGAATGGGAGCAAAGGCGTAATCTTTTGCTTCGGCTCCTCAACCTTACTTAATGCTTGAGGTTTGTACTGCTTACCAACCAAACATAATGTTCTTCCAGCATTTGAAGCAATTTCAGTAAACTTCTCAAACTCTAATACAGCTCTGTTGAATTGGTTCATTAATCCAAATGCTGTTTGTCGCAATGCTTTTTCACAGTTAATAAAATAACGTCTTGCAACCCGACCTTGTTCATTGTTTTCAACCATTGACAGCTCTTTAGCCATATCAATAGTTAATATGTATTCTCTTGAAGAACGCCCACCATTAGGTTTTTTGGGGTTTACCAAAAAACTAATATAGTCTTCATTTTCAATAAATTTATAGGTCTTAATCCGTTTTTTTATCCATGTGGCAAACATTTCCCCAGATTTAAGCCACTTATGCAATTCACGTGCATCAACAGAAGGCTGAACCTCTCCGCCAATATCTCTATCAACAACTGGAATTAAAGTTTCTTGGTTAATAAGCATATTCATGACATTAGCCCTCCATTGCCCTTAGAGATTTTGTTCTTATTACTTGCATCAAGAAGTGAGTCAGCGAACCCTTGCATATGGCTTATAGCTATAACTTGTTCGCTAAGCGATTGTATTAACCAGCCAACATCATTGAATGTTCCTAACGGTATTTCTTCATTTGCGTTGGCAAGCAATACACCAATAGCACTTAATCCCTTTAAAACTGGAAGGTTTGCATTTTCCGCAGCGCGTCCTACAGATTTTAGAAAATTTTCTTCATCTGCTGAAACAGAACCGTTTTGATCTGTTACCTTCTCAAGAATCTCAATAGGAATGGTTGGCAGTAGATCGGTAATATCTAGAACCTTGTCTTTATCAAATTCGAATGGTATATTTAACATAGTTATCTGTCCTCTGGGACACAGCTAAACCTTGTACAATCTTGGCGGATGGCAAGGTTTTTTTGTGCCTGTTAAATTTCATGCTTTCGCACTCTCTTTGCTTTGTAAAAATTGTTTAATCGCTTGGTTAACAACATAGGTCAATGAGCGATCTTCCTTTTCTGCAATTTCCTTCAATTTCAAATGATCAGTATCATCAAAAAATCGGATTTTTAATTGCTGTTGATTTTGCTTTGCCATAATAATCTCCACAATAGTACCAAGGAGGTACATTTATAATATGCACCTCCTTGCGACCATTGTCAAGTACCTCCATGGTACTTTATGATCAGTATTTCATTTTTGCGGTATATGGTTTATTTCAATGAGCGAGAATCAAAAAGACCCTCAATACAAACTAAGGTGGTCTGAAGAGTTACGTGACAAGGTGGCTGAATCTGCCAAAGCATATAAGCGCTCAATGAATGCAGACATTATTGCCCGTCTTGAAAGAAGCTTTGAGCAGGAATCAGACTTGTCACCGCTTAATATGCCCCCTGAAGAGTTAGAGGCACGTCTTACCAAAGTTCTAGAAGAACGTGAACAAAATAAAAATAAAGATGCAGAACTCAACATTGAGATTTCATCTGAATCTGAGAAAGACAAAAAGATTCAAAGCCTAGAAGAACAACTCGCTAATTCCATGAAAATGATGGAAATGATTACAGGCATGTTCGAGTCAATGCTTAATGGAACCCAAGATGAATATATGGATAAAGTTTTTAAGAAATATCCAAATGTTAAAAAGTTCTATAATAAGTCTTTAGAAGAGTCTAAAAAGTTAATTGATGATGAACTGGACAAAGATGACCCAGTTAAAGGCTCTTGGTAACCCCCCCATATATTAAAAGCACCTCACGGTGCTTTTTGGCGCAATAAAAAACCACCTAGGGTGGTTTTTAAAACATTAGTATATATCTAATGTGGATACACCTTGTATTCACGATCCAACCATAAAATATGGAAAATATCATTTTCGCGATAACCAACCATTGGAGCTAGTCCGTAAAACCTAAATGAAAGTATTGAGGCATCTTCTGGTACAACGTTTGGCACAGCTACATTTAAACTTTTTCTTTCTATTTTCTCATAACCCAAACCATGTCTTGTTTCTTTTGCAATCGTTTTCCATGTCATTTCTCGTCTTTTAAAGATAGCATCAGCTAAAGCCTGCTTTTCTGCAGGCTGACAGTTTGAATAACAGTGGTTTTTCTGAATATACTGCAAAGAGAAAATAATACAGCCCTCTTTTTTTGGAAGGCTGTCAGCAGCTTGTTGGGCAATATTTTTTGTTTTATGTGCAGTAGGCTTCTTTATTTTCATATAAAACCTTAATCTTAAGATTCTAATTGAGTTTCAAAGTAAGCCTTCATATCTTTAATAGAAATTTCATTGTTGCAACCTGGCTCATAGGCATTCTTCCATGGAGCCTCTTCGTGGGTCATATTGCGCAATCTCCATGCAGAGAATTGACCATAAGATTCAATTACCTCATCTAGAAGTTCGCGCTGTGCTTCACTTAGAATTTCTATATTAAAATCTTTTGGCGGAGTAACAATATCATTACCTGCAGCCTTGAAGTGATGATAAACAGATGGAACTACTGGGCCATGCAACCATGCCTCTATGCTCTCTGGGAATAATTCTTCATCAAACATTGCCAAATGAAAGCCCTGACAATAATAAACTAATTTTTGTAGTTTTAGTGGAGTGATACCTTCACTGCCTTCAAAGCGATTTTCAAGCCAAAGTATGTAATTAGCCACGTCTAATGCTTTAATTGACATTTAATATCTCCAAAACAAACGGATGAGCAACCAGCCATCCTGAATGTTTTATTCAGATGTGCAAAACCCCTTGGGTTAGGCACAATCTGGATAATAGATGGCGTACAACCAAGGGGACTATGTAAAGTAAAATATTATATATTGACAATCCTGTCAATAAGGAATCTTTACTGGAATGTCAAGGGCATAGGCGTATTATGTTACATCAATCGCGCTAAATCACGTCGCAAAGTCTAAGATATGTACCGAAAGTCAGCATTTAAGTCTTCGTCGCTCGTTGCGTCGCCTTCTTATGCGCCTCATCCAAGAACATATCGTCAAGCGTAAAGATACAGTCATTGAAGATGTATCGCTCAACAGGCAAGTCATATTGCTCTACATAAGCATTAATTGCAGAAATATCTAACGCCAGAGGAACACCTTGTTCATAGCGTCTAGATCTTGCAATGGTGTTATATGCAGTCAGAATGGCATTAGCAACATAAGAATAGTCAGGTTTAGTTAAAACCTTAGTGTTGTTGAGATTTAAAGCTTTTGCGACTGCGCTTTGCTTTTTGCTGTAGTCGCTCGCTTCTTCTTCTGAGCTGAACTTTGCCCACTCGTAGAGGCTGACGACTTTCCCACAACATCATCTCGATATTGATTTGCTTCAGCTTGGATCTTTTCAGATTCAGTGCGGATAAAAGACCAAATAGAAACACCTAAATCGCCCATATTGAGCAACTTAAATGCATTTTCGCCATTGAAAGTAGGCTCTGTTTTTACCAGCTCACCTTCAGGACCTTCTTCAACAAAAACCACGCCTTTCCAGTCTTCAATTAAATGCGAAGCCACTGCTTCTAAAACTAATTCATGAAAGAGTTTATCTTCTGCTGTTGCCTTTGCTACGTCAAAGCCTTTTGATGAGATCTGATTATTTGCTCGTTCAAGTGCCACCTGATAAGGCTTATATCCAATACCACGGATCTTAAACTCAGCAAGTACATTGCCTTCAGTATCTTTGTATTCGCGCCACAAACTGACGTCTTTATTTCTTTGAATATTGACTTCAAGAGCCATGTTATTTCTCCAAAAAAGAAGGCAGCAATTAAGCTGCCAAATCAGTATTAAGGCGTTGCTGGTGTACGGGTAATTGTTGGTGCTTCATCAACTACAGTGTAGTCAAAAGAAGTATTTAAGATGTC